TGATCAAGATTGTCTAGTGTTGCAAATCCTGAGACTGTACGCTTTTCACGGTTGACCTTTGTAAATGGGACAGATAAATTAATATTATCGCCATTTGATGACCATAGTGATTTTTCAATATTCATATGCTTTATTATATTTATTTATGTATAAAAAGGCAAATAAACAGTTGAGTAGTATTAGTCAACTTGTCTGCCTTCTCCTTGAGGATTTCTAGATTCGCCAGAAGTATCTGGTGAATTGTTGCTTCTTTCTTGTCCCCTAGCCCTAGTATTACCAGCCTGTGATCTAATTTCTGCTTGAGCTTCTGGCTTTAAAACAACAACTTCGTCTCCTCCGTCAAGTGGCACCATGCCTCTTCTAATACGTACTTCATTAGGAGTTATTACCTGCATTCTCAAATATCTTTCATCAATCTTAGACTGAGTATCCTCATCTGTCAGGCTTAGCTCATTGAATTTTAATTGCAGGGCATCTGTCATTTCCTGAATTATTTTATTTAGCTTCTTCTCTAATATATCCTGAATTGGCTTACATACTTGCTCTTTAAATGTCTTATCTGCATCACGAGCATTTGCAAGAGATATTCCCTGTGGACTACCAATTTTGGAAATTGGTACACGATGAGCCATCAATATTTCATCTCTATTTGACTGTCTGTAAACATTAAATGATGATTCCTGAGTCCCAGCCTCAATTGGCTCCATTTTAAATTCAACCTTTGAGTCTGGTGAGTCTGCTGGAAGTGGGATATAAAGTGAGCGGTGATTTTTTCCTTTAAGACCGACTTGGAAAAATTCCAGAAGTTTACGCTCTGAATCTGGGGAAAGCTTCGCTCCCTTTACTGTAATAATATAACGTGGGACAGCCTTATTCTCAAAGTAATCAAGATTATACTTACCTGCAAATTCATTTCCAGTCATAGCGTTTTGTGCAGCAATAATGTCTGGGATTCCGTAGTAGTTATTCTTGGGAGTGTACTTCTTAAAGTGAATAATTTCATTTGGTCTATCTAGGCCACCAGCAATTGGATTTACCGTCTCTTGATCTCCAAGGTTGCGGAAGAATACTGCCTTGCCATAAAGCAATTGAATAAAGCCATCACGTAGACGACGAACACGCATTGTCTTAGCTGGGATATGACCAATGTATCCAATCTTTCCAGAAGTAGTTCTACCTATTTCAAGATAGCCATTTCCTGTTGCTTCAACATCTGTATAGAATTTAATAAGCGTTTCTTTGAATGTCTCTTCATCGTTACATTCTTCTAGCCACTGATGGAGATCTTGTCTTAGTTTATCAAGCTTTCTACGAGCCCTCTGAAGCTGTGCATCATTGCTTATCTCATCTATAGCGTCTAAAGTTTTTCTTGTCTCAATAAAATCAAATCCAAGTCCCACAATATTAGAAACTTTTGCGTTAATTGCAGAATAGTTATATGGAGAAATTTCGTAAATTGTAGATAAATATTCTAGGTTATAAGGTGGCTCAACAAGATCAAACATTGCATATCCAGTAACCGCCTGCTGCAATAAGTTTTGCTGTGTTGCTGTGCCGTCGATGCCAGTGAATCTCTTCTGTAAGTCTCTATTCATCTTACGACGAAATGTTGAACTTAAGCCAGAGACTTTGGATAGGTCATCTCCTTCAATTTTAAATGGGTCATTGCTAACAACATTTTCGGGAGCACTGAATCTCATCCAGTCGTCTAGATTTGAAACCTGAAGGTTTTCTGTATTTGACTCTTCTTCGTGTATCATATTATTTCCCACCTCTTAATTTTTTCATTTCGTCTTTATGGTTTCCAATATCCAATGGATCTGGAATTAAACCCCACTCAAGTCTTTTTGACTGATGCTCAAATTCTTCATCATCTATCTTTCTACGACCAGCTAAAAATTTTGGCTTTCCGTCATGAATTCCATAAGAGCGAACTTCTCTAGCCAAAGCATCTACTTTAGAACGATTTCCTTTTGTAGATGTTACAGATAAAAAGTTACCGTCGTCGTCACCAATCCAGCGTCCGTCTGGCATTTCCCAGACATAGATTCCAAGTCTGGTGACATCTTCTACAACTTGAGAGTTTATTTTATTGATATCCATAGGTTATCCATTTTACCATTCTTTAAAGCCAAAGTCCACATTTTGTCATTCAGATTGACAAATTATCTTGTTGAAATAACTATCCATTCACTATTTGCATAGTTTACGCCATTATCTGTCACAGTCATGACAGAATCTGATGACAGAAGAACTGGTCTAGCGGTATACTCAGAATAGTGGCGCAGGGCCTCTGTAGCAGTTAAAGCCTTCTGATAAATCGCAATATTGTTAAATGCATTTGATGGTCCGCCAGAAACATTATAGTTAAATTTAATATCTCCAGTTATCGCAGAGGTAAATCTAATGACAACATGATGGATTTGATTAGAGCTAAAAATTGAGGATACTGAGGTGGCTGAAGATCTGTCTACCCCATTTACATATATGGCCGCAATATTTGTTTTAGATATCACTCCTGACCCATTCCACGATAAATTAGCAGAGGTGTTATTGATAAGAGTACTTGCTGTCAAGGCGGAAGGGTTATAGAAAAACTCTAAAGTATTTATATTTAAATTGCAATTTATTTTAAATCCGCCAGTAGAGGATGTCTGTATTCCATCTCTGTCCATTCTAATAAGGGTTGGATAATTAAATGATGCTATATCATACTCACTAGAAGAGGTTATAAAGTATTTACTATTATCGCTATATAGATCTTTTGTGCTATAAAATTTTACTCTAAGATTTAAGAATTTGGGAAAATATTTTGAAGCATCTAATGTCGTAAAAGTTACCTTTAAATAAATAATTCTATTTCCAAGTGCCTCTGTTTTATTATACAATGGCAAATAAGAATTATTTGTTAAAGTATAAGGATAAGTAGTTCCATCTGTTCCCATTTGAACTACTATGTTCTTGTCAGATTGCCATTCTATTTTTGAAGAAACAACACTTAAAGTAGAAGGTAGCATTATCGTATCAAAAAGGACTAAAGACTTTTCTCCAGTAGACTTATTGAATCCTATGTATTTTCTATTATTTTCATAATATGTATCTGTAGTCATTCCAAGTTCAACTTGTTCTGGATTAAACTCATGGACATAAGAAGGCTTTAAATTTTCCTCGTGTGTTGAAAAGAAAAATCCGTTATCTTGGTTTACAATTTGAAATGCGTTTACATGATAAATGCCATATGAATAATGAGACTCAACCTTTTTATCTGAAAGAGCATACCTATAAACAGCTGGTGATTCTACTAAAAAAGAATCCGATGCATTTAATGTCGGACCAATCTTAAATGGGCCTGTAGTAGAGTTTGTAAATTTAAAATTAGAAATTGATTTTGATGAAGCCAAAAGGCCATCGACAAAGATTTGCATTGATCTTGTAGAGTATGTTGCAACTACATGGAATACTTTATTTCTACTATTTAAATTATAATAAAGCTCTTCGTTATTTAACCTAAATACAATATTACTATTCTCATAATAGATTCCGATCCCATTTGTTTCATCAGCAAATATTGTTGTCCTATTAGACGTTGTTATATTTGGACGAAACCAGACCTCTAGAGAAAAATCATTATCTGAAGTTTTTATATTTCCGAATCCGCCACCTGTAACTGTTGTTCCATAAAAGTTTTTTGTTATTGGTAGGGATATTGAACCAAGGTTATTTATGTTTACAGAGTAAGTACCACCCATAACTAATGGGACCAAGTTTTGTAAAGTTACGCTGGTGTATGTTCCATCGTTGCCACAACCAGATGAGTCAACTGCAGTAGTACCAGAAGACTCATCTAGTGGCCAAAATCCAATTGGATTGTCCTTTAAAACTTTTACTCTATAAGACATAAATAGATTATATCAGAATATTAACCTTCTGATGGTAGTGAATCTAGCTCTGCCTTATGTACTGTTATTGCAGCCTCTAGAATTTGAAGTGACTTCTGTGCACTTTCTGCACCTTCAAGATCTTCTAATCCTTCACAAGTCTTCTTATTAAGAGCATGCTGGTACGCCTCTGCAGCAAACTGTGAGATTCTCTGCTCTAGAATAGCCTTCTTTTGTTCTACTGAAAGTAGTGCTGTGTAGTCAATTGACATTTTTATTCTTTCTCGTAATAAACGCTATAAGTTTTTTATAACGTCTTTCTATCTTTTCTTCTAACCCTAAATGACTTTCTTTGTAATTGTCTGTTTGAAAATAAGGAGAGTACATTTGATTGCAAAAATGCTTTCCTGCTCTTCTTTGATATGGGGTCATAATATAATTATATCAAATGTATATTATAGAGCTTTTTGCAAATCCTATGCGTCTATATTTTCAAACATCCAGTGACTTGGAACCATATACTTAAATCCACTCTTGACTAGGTGTGCTGTATGGTGATATGGAGGAGATGAAGGGAATATAATAATACTTCCAGCTTTAGGCTTAACTGCAACTGTCAGCAATTCCTTATTCATCATGCTAGCAATATAAAAGTCTTCTGATGGCTTACCTTCAATAATTGGGGCATCTGGAGACTTAATTGTAAATGATATCTCTCCGCCTTCATAGTCATCGTTTAAATACATAACCATTGAATATTTTAGACGCTTGTCTCCTTCTTGTTGATCAAAGTGTGCGCCCATGAACGTTCCCTCTTTATACTTTTTAATTGGAAAAACTGGGAAAAAGTTTGGCTCATCTGTGTCTCCATGTGCCAACGCATAATCTTTACAGGCATCATAAAATGCATTGTTTATAGAATGGAATATATAGCTAACTTCATTTGAATCTGCTGACTGTAGCTTTTCTTCTTCGCTTGCATAAACAATCTTTTCGGTTCCATAATTGTACATCTGACCACTGCATGAATCCCAGCTAGACCATTTTGAAATAGAGCTTCCAAAATCTTTAAATTCTGTAGACTCAATAACTTCTAGCAACTTTTTTGGATCCTCAAAAACATCTGTATAGTAATAAATGTTTTCCTCTAAGATTTCTCTATTCATTTTCTTCTCCCTTAAATTTATACTTCTTTCCTTCTAAATTTATCTTATATCCTTCTTTTAATAAGTCTTGCCATTCTGATCTTTCGACTTCCTGAGCCTCTCTAATCTTTTTCATCTCTTCTGCCCAAGCGTCTCTGACTTCTTGTGGATAATCTGACTCAGCCCTATCATCCCAAAAAGATCCAATCGTATATCTTGTACCCTTTGTAATGATTGTAACTTCATGCATATTTTCAAAGCCACCATCAAATGCTGCAAGCATTCCTAGCTTTGGCTGTATCGTCAAGTTTTGTGAAGGGAAGTTTAATAGTCCTCCCTCAAAATCATCATTGAGATACAAGAATGCGGCATACCTGCTTCTCGCAAATGGACCAGTATTACCCTTTTCATCAGTATTGTCTGAATGTATTCTAGCGTATGCGCCTGGCTCCCATTTTTGAGTATGAAAACCAATTTCAAAAATACTTGAAATATCTTTATTACCAACCTCTGCTACTGCAGCAACAAATTTCTTTTTTAACTCTGAGAAAAAATTAGAAGGCAATCCAAATTCTTCTAGTTCTGAATCTCCGTCTTGAGGAGTAACTGATGAATATGACTCATAGAAAGAAATTGGCATCCAAGATATCTTACCATTTGAGGCTTGCTTATCAAGTATCTTTACGATAGAGGAACATTCTTCTGGTGACAAAAAGTTTTCATATACGAATATATTATCAGTATGTTTAATTAAGTTCATGGTTGCCTTTCTCCAGTATGCTCTAATATTGTCCAGAAAAATGGACATGTGTATCTGATACCATCCTCTATTGTAGTAACTCCATGAATAAAGTTTTTATCTCCTGGGAAGAAATATGCTGCTCCACGCTTTGGTTTGAACTGTATTCCTTGAAGAGGAAAATATAATTCTCCGCCCTGATAGTCGTCATTTAAATAAAAAAGGCTTGCAATGTCATAATAAGGGAAGTCATTTGGCAACCCAGCATCTGGACCATCGTGTAGCTCTTTGTCTGCGTGTGGGTTCTGTAGCTGTCCTGGAAGCCATCTGACTATTGTTTGTCCAGTAGGAACGGCTACCACATTATAAAAATTTTCAATTACTGGCTTAAGCTTTTTAAATAAACCTTCTATTACTGGACCTATCGATGGGTCATTCTTGTCTAAGGAAGGTCTACTGGCTACTCTATCTTTCCAATAATCTGCGTCGTAAATTACTGTGCCATTTTCATTTGTATGACTTTCAGTTACATCCCAAATTTTAATATTTCTAGCAGCGTTTTCTAAAAAGTTAATCTCATCTTCAGTCATGAAATCTTCTAGCTCTACTATCATATCTTTGCTATTTCCAAAAAATCCTGATGGAGTGATTGACTTTCTTTCTTCGTGGCTCATATTCATTATATCCATAATTACATTATATCATTTCTCTTTTTGGTATTGTCTATGACCGAAAGCCTTAGAGCCTTAACTTCATGATTTCCTAAAGACTCACCTTTTTCATTTACGGCATCTCTATACCAGTCTGTCCATGAGCCAGAAGAATTTACAACCTGTGCCGCCTCTCCATATGAAATATTTGCATTCATTCTTTTTTGATCTTTGTCCTGATACTCAAATATTTCAATAGATGAATTATTAAGTGCTGATAAGGAAATTGGTATTACTGTTGCTATTGGAGTATTTGCTTTAATTGTTACCAACTCTTTTGCCTTTTTTGCTTTTATTGCTAGTGGCAGTGGGTTATCATAAAAAGATGTACTTATTAAATTAGACATAGTCTCAAAGTCATCATTAAAGTAATTAACTGGATTAATTGTAAATATGCTTACATCTTCTGCTGTTCTAAAAATTAAACCAGTATTTAAACTGATTGATGACTGACCCCTTCCACCATAAGATCCTTCTGGCGCTTTAACTATTTCAACATGATCTTGGGTTTGATCATTTATTCCGTCCCAAATAAATTCTATATCCTGATTGCACGAAAGGCTCCAGCCAACAACATTTGACTGTGTAACTGGAAAACATCTATATGCATGACCTTCTGATGTTGCATCCATCCAATCTCTTTTTATTGACATTGGCGAAATGTCAAAAGATGATCCGTATGTCTTTTCAACATATATGTTAATCATTAGTCCTCATCTGGTTTATACATCTCAGGAGTATGAAACTTCTTGTTGTAGTCTAGCATAGTGACAATTGAATACTTTGTTCCGCTATGTACTGGCATCGCTCTATGCGGATACATAAAGTTTGAAGGGAATATATATAGATCACCAGCCTTTGGCTTAACGCTCAAGTCTTGTAATCTGAAGTATAGTTCTCCACCTTCGTAGTCGTCATTTGGGTAAGCAACCAATGAAACAGTACAGTTATAAGAAAAACCATGGTCATGATGTTCTTGGAAATGCTGTCCTGGTCCATACTTGATAAAGTTAAATGCTTCCCAGTACTTTAACTCCATGATGTTATAGTCTCTTCTATAGTCATCAACTGCAGCAGATTGGGCATCATATACATCCTGCCACAAACTTTGAAGCTCTAAAGAGGTTTCACTTTTATCAAACTGCAAATCTGTTTTTTTAAATTTAAAGTCTGTGCAGTCTCTATAATCTGGCATTAACTCTTTATATCCAACATATGCTGGTTGCCAGGCATATCTGTTTGTTGTTCCGACTGGCGCCAACAATTTTTCTAAACGATTTATTACGTCAAATTCTGGCTTGATTACATTTGAGTAACGAACAATGCCGTTTCCAAGATTTTCTTTTTCTGTCCATGTTTGCATAATATTACCTATATTCTCTTCTAGACCAAACTTTGTCCTTATAGACTCCACCATCTGGAACCCTATACTTTTTAGCATTATTAAAAAATTCTAATTGTATTTCTCTTTCAGATAAAAACTCTTTTTCATGATACCAGTTTTCTCTTTTAAATGGAAGTATCTGCATATATGGTGTTCCTGCTGGTATTGTTCCTTCCCAGTCTTTTATAACAAAAAATGGAAATGATCCAGAAAGATTAACCTTATCGTTATCTACAACTCCAGTTGTATTTAAAAATGGTAAATCAAACCTATTCATTGGTGTCATATATAGACAGCTATATCCCTCTGGAAGAGTAATCCCCCAGTCTGGAAACCATGAGAAATGATCTTCATAATATCCAACTGGATGATTAAATTGTGGCATTGGTGGGCGCTTAGTACAAAAAGATTTATACCTATCGTCTTCAACTCTTACATCTATTTTGCCATAATCATTTTTAAAAAATTTAATATCGCAAGGAGTTTTTAAAACATAGCCAGTCATAAATGCATCTAAAATAGCTGGACATGCTTTCCATGTCGGAATCATTCCATAGTCATTTATTGTTCCAGGTTTTGGAAATGGACAAACTGCTTGCGGAGCTTTATAGTATTCTCCATTTGGCATCTTAGCAAACCTGTCTGCCTCTTTATACCAATCTGGAATTTCTGATTGAGTTGCAGATGGTAATGATGGGCTGGATTCTGTTAAAGAAGAATTAGTACCTCTAAATAAAATTAAATTACTTGAGTCTTCGCTTATCATTAATGAGACCTGCTGCTTAAATCAGTCATAACGACTACACAATACTTAGTGCCACTCTTCATTGGTAAAGAGGCATGCTCGTATATATAGTTTGAAGGAAAGACTGCGATGTCACCAGACTTTGGAGTATATACCAAATTGTCTAGTCTTGGAAACTGTAACTCTCCACCTTCATAGTCATCATTTATATATATTACAGCTGATACTGTACAGTTATAGGCTGGGCCATGATCTGCATGTATCCTAAAATGCTTTCCTTCTCCTTCATACTTTACAAAGTTAAACGCTTCATAGTAAGTAATATTAATTCCCCAGTATCTGCAATAATCGTCTATGCAGAGTTTGAGCTTTTCATAAATTTCTTGATGTAAATCAATTAACTCTCCGTTGGTATCATTTCTTGAGCCAAGATTTTCTTTCTTATATCTAAAGTCTACACAGTCTCTAGCTTTTTTGATAGGAACATCTGAATTTGTTACCTGTGCTTCTGACCACTTGTAAACTTTTCCATCTGTAAGATTTGACTCAAGAGTTGAAATGTATCTTGATGCATCTTCTTTTGAAAAAACATTATGATATATATTTAATCCTAGACCAGGGTTTGTAGTTGTTATAATTCCATCAACCTGTCTTTCAGGCATTCTATTTACAGCTGTTTCTGACCTATCTTTATTAAACCAATAATCTTGCTGGTCTGGGTAATCCATGTCATTATTCCTATCTCTATGATTAAATTATACAATATTTATTATTTTTTAAATAGGTTCTTTTTTCCATTTTTTAATTGGGCATTCGGCATCTGCAAGCATAGTTTTTGCAGGCATAAAGCATCCGCATAATTTACACTGCTTTGTTATTTGAATAAAATTTTCACAAGACATACATGTATCAAGTCTACTTTGAATAATTGTTTTATCTTCTATATGTTTATGCGGATCAAGTAAATGCCAAGGTCTTGAGTCGCCAAGCGACTTTTTCCATTCTTCCCATTTTGACATATTTAATCTAGTCCTCTAAAACTTGAGCCGTTCCAAATATCTCCTTTTGACACAAATTGATCATCTTGTAGTTTTAGAAAAACTATATCTTGTGTAAATGCAGCTTCAAACATTGAATCTGAAAGGTTGCCTGCTATTTGAAATATAGTTAAAAATATTTTATTATTACATAAAAGAGAATAGCTCCTTGAAAGATCCCAATTTAAATTCATTGGCTCAAAAGACTGTCCTCCAGAAAAAGAAGTTCCATTCCATATTGCATCAGTACATCCATCATTTTTAAATGATGAAGTATTCATTCCTATAATTGGAAGTCCACTATTAATTGCATTTTCACATCTTTCTACAAAAGGTGGCAAGGGGTCAGAATGTGCACCCATGATATGAAAAATTTCATAGTCAGTTTCGTTTACTTTAGTACCAATCGCATATCTATACATTTTTCCTCTTTTCTAAACCAATAATATCATATAAGAATAAAGATTTCAATAGGTAACGACTATTTAAACCGCACAGTCACAATTGCAGCCTGGCCCAAATGAACCTGGAAAACATCCAGCACATGCTGCTCCGCAGTTTGTAAAGAATGGGAAAGACGGTGGAAAAAACGGGAAGAACGGGAAGAACGGTGGGAAAAACGGGAAGAACGGTGGGAAGAACGGGAAGAACGGTGGGAAAAACGGAAAGAACGGTGGGAAGAACGGTGCAGAAACAATAGTAGCCATAGTAACTCCTGTGGCTTTTTTATTTTTTTTATTACTATTGTCTTTTTCTGATGCCATTAGGACAAACCGTTTCCTCCGATAATCCACTCTGTAGTATTGATTTTTACTAGTGTGGCCATGCCGTTTGAAGCAAGAGTTCTGCTTCCAGTATTTGTAGTGTTAGCTTGTCTTAAAGTATCAGTTGCTATTGCAATCGTTGTAGATACGCCGTTTCCATTTACAAAAACTATTGTTGTTCCAATAGGAAATGCTATTGTTGAATTTGCGGGTATTGTATGTGTTTGGCCTGTCGCAGTTGTATAAATATGTTTTCCAGCATACGATATCCAGTTAGCATTTCCAGATGTAATTGATGTTGCAGTAGATACCTGTGGCATGCCCTTAAATCCAGATCCAGAGGCGGCGGTGGCAGTAGTTCCATCTGCAGGAAAGTCAGTAGTTTTAATTGTTGAAGATCCAATTGTTATACCAGTTACATTTGATGTAAATATAGATGCTGCAGATGCGTTATTTGATGTTATCGCTGGAGTTGCATAGTTTAGATTTAGTGCTGCTCCTAAAGTCAAAGATCCAGATGGAGACATAGATGCTACAGTTGCTGGTGTACTATTTTGCCAAACCTGCAAGTCAGAAACCTGTGATGCTGCTCCACGAATAATCTGTCCAATTGTTCCTGCGCTTCTTGCTACTACTGAATTTTGGGCAGGTGTTGAAACGATACCTAATACAGAGGTAGCTCCAGGATTAGGAGTTGCATAAGATACGCTAAAAGTAGGAGTATTAGAAACTGCAGTAACAATATGTCTTCCATTATATCCAACAGGAGTAAATCCACTTACTACTATTTGATCTCCTACTGCAAGGTTAGGTGCTGAAGTAAGGTTTAGTGTTGCAGTAGTACCGTTATGGCTTCCAGCAGTTACCGATCCGCCTACTTGTGTATTTATTGTAGTTGTAGAACCAGTATATGGTTGTGCAAGTGCATTTGTGCCACCAACTACTGTATTGGCTGAATCGGTATATCTAACTAAATCAGCAGTATGTCCAACAGATGTTGCCGTAGCAGTTGAAGATGTTCCAGTTGCTGTACTTGCTACAGAAAAGTTATCTGTTGAAGAAGAAGTGACAACAAATGTTCCATTAAAACCAGCAGTAGATGCTCCAGTAATAGTAACCGTTGCTCCGACCTCAAACACATTTCCATTTACACTGCCATTACTGTAGAATACAGTAGATCCATTTCCAGAGATAGTATTTATGACTGTTTGATATGATCCAGTATTTCTTACTCCACGTACATTTAGCGGAACTCTATTGCTGCTTCTTGAAGATATTTCACCAGTAGAACTAATTTGAAAAATTGGAGGACTATTTGTTTCATTTGAAATGATAGCAATTGCATCTTTTCTTTCAGCTTGGGAGCTGGTTTGAGTTCTTATTAAAAATGGTGAGTAGGAAGTAGCCTCTATAAAAAAAGCAGGAAAGTATCCATGAATAGTTCCAGTTCCCATTGTATTTGGAGAATTAAACCACAATGAACTTATATTATTAAATCTTCCATTTTGCATATTGTGCAGGACATTATTTGCAAATGTTATTGCTCCATCTGATGCTACTGTCAGTAATTGTGTTGCAGCAGAGGTTTCTATTCTTAAATAATCTGCAGTTTGAGCTGCTGCACCTCTAATTTGAAGCCCTCTTGTAGTTGAAGCAGTAGGAGTAACTGTAAGTTGTGCAAGAAAAGCTGGTGAACCTAGTGATGTTTGTCCAGAGGCAAGTAAGTCTGTTGTTGTAAAACCAGATGAAGCTGTAAGAATACCAGAAAATACGGAGTTTCCAGCAGTAACATTTATACCATTTCTAAAAATAGCATTACCATTAAACAATGAATTCCCAGAAACTGTATTAGTTTCAGCAAGAAGAGACGGAATTACTAACGACTCAACATAGGGATACTTAACTTTACTAAGAGGCATTTACTTCCTCTCCTTCCTTATGCTTGAGCTTCTGTCCAGCCTAGACGTCCGAATACTGTTGCGTTTGATGCACCAAGATTACGTACAACAATTGTCATTGTGTCTGGACCATCTGGATATATCTGTGAGTTAGAGTTTGTTCCTCCGCCACCAAGAATTGAGTTACCAAGATCACGAACTGTTGTAAGATCTAGACGGTCTGTACCCTGTACAAAGAATCCACCTGCAACCTCACCTCCAGATACCGTTGTTGTACCACCAGCATATGATGCTATTTGTGCAAGTGATGAGTTTTGTGTTGCTCCACCTGAAACAGCATTTGTCCAAGCGGTTGTGCTTGAAGGCGTTCCATTAAGTACTGCTGTTACTAGAAGAGGCTGAGCTGTACCAGTAAAAGTAAGTCCAAGAGATTGAAGCTTTAGCTGCATTCTATTAAGAACTTCACGGGCACCAAATGCACCAATCTGACCATTATCTGCAGATGGGGCTACACGAATTGACATCAGTGCAACTGATGCTCCTGAGCCAATTGTTGTTACTGCAGTTGTTCCGAATGTAAAGACGAGAGATTTATCATCATCAAATCTACCGTCCATAATTACAGATGTTCCCCAGTGTGAAATACTTGGTGCAAATGAAGGATTTAATAGCTCTACAGTAGTTGGTGCTGTTGCAGAGAAAGTAAATGTTTGAGCTGTATTTCCAATTGGTGTAAATATAAGTTGAGGATTTGCAGCAGTTACAGCCTCATTAAGAGTAATTGTTGTTCCAGAAACTGCTGTCACAAATGTTCCTTCTGGTACTGGATTTGGGTTAGTTGAAGAATGAACTCTTTGACCAACCTGAATTCCTGCTGCAGATGAAACTGTTCCAGAAACAGTGTTAGCTGTCCAAGTGGTGGATGTTCCAGCAACTGCTGATCCTGCTTGTCCACGAGTTAATCCAGTAAATGTTGTTGCTGTTTTGCCAGTATAGTTTACACCCTCATAAACAGATCCGTTACGAATAATCAATGTTCCAGCAGAAGGAAATTCGGCTGTGCTTCTTACTGAAAGTGTTGTTACTTCTGCAGAACTTAGAGTTGCAGTTGTCTGTGTATAAGGAGACTCATTAACTGTCTCATAACGTGCTGGCAAGTTACCAGAGCGCATATAGGCCTCAGAGTTTACGTTATTATTTGCCAACTTGTGTACATAAATAACATCTCCTTCTGGACCTCTTACTCCCCATCGAACAAACCCAGCACCATACCAAGAATAATCAATATAGAACATCTGCATTTTGCTTAAATCAATATTATATCCTGAAGGTCCAGTGCCATCAATCTTGTCTAGATTAAATGAAGATTGTGGAATTTTTGTGTCTACCATCTTTGTTACAGTTCCAAATGTAACGTTAGATGTTCCACGATAAGATGGAGAAATTGTCATAGATGTATCAGATGCAATATCAATAACTCTATATACTTGACCTCTAATTGTTACCCAGTCTCCAACAACTAACTGCTTTGCAAATGCTGTTGGGAATGCTGCATCAGTTTGAGTAACTGTATTTGCTCCAGCTGTTACAGAAATACGACCACCTATCTGATAAACAGAAGATCTTCTAACTGCATAAAGCTGTTGACCGTCATACTCCCAAAATAAACCGTTTTGTTGATCAAAAACACCCAAACGATTTTTAGCACCAGACCATGAGTTTACGCTTACGGTTGGATCTCCAGATGCTGGTGATGCTGATGGTGTTGATAATGCTGTATATGTAAATGTGTTAAATCTTGGACAAGCTACTACTGTAAATGTTCCGTTATATGCGGTTTCAACACAACCAGAAACAGTAATTGAAACTCCTGGCTGCATTCCGTGGGCCTCACGAGTTGTTACGGTTACTGTGGCTCCAGATGAAGTAATTTGATCTACAGTAGCATAAGGCCTTAAAATTGTTCCTGAAGATGTTTGAACTCCTTTACCAGACTGATATCGGAAATACCTACGAGTTTGACGTGATTGAGAAACATTGTTTGAAGAACTGTATGTTCCAAACATAACTCCGCCATCAAATGGTCTGTGAAGAACTTGTGATTGTGGTCTTACATAAATTTCAGCAGCTCCACCAAGTGATGCTGGATTTCCTACAGTAGGATTTGCAAAGTATGCAAATACTGTAGGAGATGTGACTGAAGATACATAAAAGTTACCATTTGGAGGGTTTGTTCCAGTAATACCACGAACTGCAATTTCATTTCCGACTGAAAGTCCGTGTGGAACAGTAGTTGTTACTCCAACTCTTAGATCTGATCCTGTTACAGAAATTGTTGCATTGCCGCCAATTCTTGCAGAGCTATAAAGTGTTCCTGCGCTTACTACTGTCTTAGAGGCGTCAAACAATGCTGTAATAGAAGTATAGTTAACGGAACGTGCAGTATATGTGAAGTTAGTTCCTGAAGATACTGTTTCTACAATAAAGTTACCATTTGCAAAAGGAAGAATTGAGTCACGAATAAACACTGGTGTTCCAACTGCTGGTGGGGTTACTGTAGCAACCGTAACTAAACGAGCATTTGCGTTCATTGTAATTGCTGTAACATTTGTAAGAGGAATTTGATTATCATATGCAAATGCTCTATTATTTACAAGAGAAATATTTTCCCACTTAGTTGTCTGTGGACCATATTCAAAGTCTGTATCAATAAGTGATTGCGCCTCAGAAATACGCATTTTATTTACTGGGTCTAGAATTGTTTCTGCTGGTGCCATCTGCTCAACATATTCATCAATTACAATAGATAGTTTATCTGTGTTAGACATTGCAAGTGTATTGTAGTTTAGAACGATTGTAGTTGTAGCATTAGCACCGCTTGAAGATACTGTATAGGAGGTAGCCTTCAAAGATGGGTCAGAAAAGTTGTAGATGACCTGTCCAGTTGTTACATTTGTGATTAAAATTAAATTCTCACGAGGGACAGACTTATTAATTACCACCGTCTTTGTTGAAGCGGTAAATGAATATCCACCTTCTGTTAATACTTTTCTTGCCATATTCTTATCCTCCTAGTAATATATCCAGTGCTTTGAAAGGATACGTTCTTGTTCTTGTTGTGCTTACATCTCCAGGCATTAACCTAGCATCAAATTCAGATCCTGGCGGAACTGGTTCAGAAAATTGTAGCTGTCCTTCATAGTCCACAAAAAAACCTCTTCTTGGGACTCCAGACATCCATACATAATCTGGCGAATCTATATATTGCATTATACCATTAATCGTTAGTAAAAGTCTAAAGGGATTTGAAATTGTTACTTGAGAGCCCTGATAATTAGGTATAAACCTTGTATTGACTCCATCAAAATTATTTGAAATATCGTCTAATGGAATAATTTCTTGTGGAGCAGATGGAACTGTTGAAGGTGTCCAATCAATTCCTAATCCAGGCATTCTAAATCTATTACTTGAAGGATTTCCTATAACAATTTGATTTGAAACGGTATTGCTTGTAGGTCCTGCGCCATTACCTATAAAAATATTGTTGCTGCCAGAATTTAATGCTATAGGACTCATTCCAGTCGTCATACCTGCACCAGATCCAAGAAATACATTGTATGAGCCAGTCTGTAGATCAGCTCCAGCAGACTGTCCTATAAATGTATTATCAAATGTTGCTCCAGGTGTTTGTGCTTGTCCAGCTGCATATCCTAAAGCTGTATCACCATACATACTTATATTTGTTCTACCATAAAGTATGCCTTCAGATGATGGGGTTGCTGAAGATGCTGCGGCTGAAAATGCACCGCTTGCTAGGGTTCCACCTGCACCAATATTAAGAGTAGATGAGTCAGTTCCAGCTAAAGTTATAGTGTTAGATACTGTTAAGGTTTTAGAAGTAGTTCCGCCTGCAATAGAAAATCCAGTAGAAAGAGCAGTTAAAGTAAGTGGTACTGAAGCTCCAGATGCTAAATTTGTTGATGCTGAATTGCCGCCACTAGTAAGATCAACATAGTATCCACGAGCAGATCCGCCTTGCTCAAAGAAACGAAGTTTATTTTGGAAAACATCAATTGTTACACCAGTACCAGCAATTGTTGTATTTGTGACTGGTTTTGATAAGAGTATTTCACCGCCCTCATCACCACTAGAATTAGTAGCTAGTAAATAATTTCCACTTACATTTCCTGTAGCAGTGATAGCGCCTTCTGCATCTAGGCCATTTTTAACTTTAAAATTTTTATTTTGTGTTGCCACAGAAGTTCACATATCCCTTCTTGATTAATTAAACTGTTATACTGCTATTACAGTTCTCATTGCCTTTGCTACTAATCCGCCATTTCCTGTAGTTGGAGTAACTGTAATTGTTACTGTTCCAGATGCAAGAGTTGCAGTAATATTAAATAAATCTACTGATGTCATAACGTTTCCATATTCTGCAATATGTACGTCTGCGGCATTCACGGTAACTAACAATTCTGTCAATTCACGCTCATTTCCGCTTGTTCCCTGTACCATATACTTAGCAGAAGTAAATGATGCTACTGCAAATGTATCTAGTGTATAACCAGTTCCAGCAGTCGCACATGTGACTGTTGAAGAAGAAACCTGTCCATTAGCAAGAGCAATCGATGTTGCAGTTGCTGCTCCAAGTAAGATCGGAAGAGCA